CTTGGACGCCGTCTTCCCCAACAAGTTCTTCGAACGTAGGTTTAGTCATCTAACTCTCCTTTCTGATGTAGGTCGATTTCAACAGGATAATAAATACCCTCTTGTCTATCCCATTTAAGAATATTAAATCTTCCTCGATTAAAATACGCAGCGATTGAACACGCCACACCTATTGCCGCAGGATCACCAATCAGAAGTAAATAATCCTCTGTTTTATAATCTTGTAAGATTTTTTTCATCCTACGTACCGAAGGAGAAGCACTTAACATGATTTGAGTATTAGAAGGTAATAAGACTTCGAAGTCGCCATACTGCCGAGCAGAAGCGATATTTCGTCCTGGAACTTCTTGAACAACATATACTGTCATGTTTCTCCTTTCTAATTTCTAGTAATTAAATAATATATATCAGTAACGACAAAGTAAAGTTATTACGGATATTATGTTTTTAAAAAATAAAAATTTACTAAACAAAATAATAAAAAGCTACTAATATCGTTAATAAACTAATATTGATTTTAAATTTTTACCGTTATAAAAGAATTCGTCAATATTACTTTTACGTAAAAGTTATTAGAGGGCATGAGAAATCTATTAGTTTTGGATTATATTTTTTATAAATTGTAATATATAATCAAGTTTAGAAATTAGAAAGAATATGCAATATAAATTTAAAACGGAGCCGTACGAGCACCAACTAGAAGCGTTAAAACGTTCTTGGAATAAAAAAGAATACGCGTATTTTATGGAAATGGGTACGGGTAAATCGAAAGTATTAATCGATAATATTTCTATGCTTTATGATAAAGGCGGTATTAATGCCGCAGTTATCGTAGCTCCTAAAGGCGTGTACCGTAATTGGTCAGAAAAAGAAATACCGACGCATATGCCTGAACACGTAGTAAAACAAGTAGCAGTATGGAATCCTGCTCCTACTAAAGCACAAAAGAAAACTCTTACTGATTTATTTTTGCCTAGTGATGATTTAAAAATATTAATTGTAAACGTTGAAGCGTTTAGTACTAAAAAAGGTGTAACTTTTGTAGAAAAATTTATTTTAAATCATAATTGTTTAATCGCTGTAGATGAGTCTACTACTATAAAAAACCCTAAAGCTCAACGAACTAAAAATCTTTTAAAACTAGCCGTAAATACAAAGTACCGTAGAATCTTAACTGGTTTTCCTGTTACGCAATCACCATTAGATTTATATAGTCAAAGTGCTTTTTTATCAGACCATTTATTAGGGTATACGTCTTTTTATTCTTTTCAAAATCGTTACGCTCAACTTATTAATAGAAATATGGGGGCTAGGACATTTAGACAAGTAATTGGTTATCAAAACTTAGAAGAACTAACTACTAAAGTAAATGGGTTTTCTTACAGAGTTTTGAAAAAAGAATGTTTAGATTTACCTGCTAAAGTTTACCAACGTAGGGAGGTAGAACTAACCCCTGAACAAAAGAAAGTTTATAAAGAATTAAAAGATTATGCGATAGCTGAACTAGAATCGAATGAACTTGTTAGCGTTACTTCTATTTTGACACAGATATTAAGATTACATCAAGTAGTTTGTGGTTTCGTTAAACACGATCAAGGGGAAGAAGTAGAAATAAAAAATAATCGTTTAGAAGCTCTTATTGACGTATTAGCAGAAACTCAAGGCAAAACTATCATTTGGGCTAACTATCAATACGATATTAAAAGAATATTAAAAACGTTACAAGAATTTGTAGGAACA